TTGCAGTAGCTTAGAGGAACAAATGGGATTACTTAGATACAGAGAAACAGGTGAACTAGTTACAGAGACAGAGTTTCGTTTTAGAAATAGAAAACGTAGGCCACAAACTGTACCTGCCCAAGGTTTGCTAACAGAAGAGTTTCTTGATAGTGAGGGTATAGACCCTGTATTCTATGGTCCGGGGTCAGGGACAGTGACAGGCGCAGAGCCTATTAACGGGAAATGGTATACTACATGGGAACAGAGCTAGCAATAACAACTACACTAAACGAAGCACTACCGACAGCAGCACCAGAATACAAATCTATGTTGAGCAATATTGCTGAGAAGATGCCAGCAGTTACACAGGCCACCAGCAACTTTCACAAGTCACACAGTCAGTTCATGGGAGTTACACTAGACGTAACAGCTATCACACCAATACGTAGCATCAAACACACACTAGCTGAGATAGACAAAACACGTTCTGCGCTGCAAGAAGCCTACGTAAACCTACGTAAAAAAGAAAACAAGCTGAAGAAAAAACAACACAAGTTAAAGACATGTACTAACGAGTTAGACCATGAACTACTAGAAATACAAATACTAGAGATACAAGGCCACTTAGAAGGTACACGTAATGCAGTACAGGGCGCTGTACGTAAGATGAACTTCTTTACTAATCAGTATGACAACTTGATGAAGAAGATAGGTAAAGAAGAGCTTACTGAAGAAGACTACGAACTAGAAGAAGCACGTTATCACATTATGACTTGTATGAAGCAGGCACTAAACAGTGCTAGGCCACGGCAGGGTGTGATAGATGAAGGCAACATGATTTACCTCTTTGACTTGGGCATTAACGCCGCACAAGCGCAGGCTGAAGTATTCTCTTATTTACATTGGGAGAACGAATTAGTAGAACAAGGTAAGGCACCAGAACACTTTCACACCGTACAATGGTTGGAAGGTTGCGCAGATAAGTGGGCAGGATGCCCTGCAGCATTTGCTAACAGCAGAGGTTTTGACGTATTTGACCCCACTTCTTTAGCTAATACACCACAACTGGAAAAACCAAACGGTAAGTAAATATGGATAAACGCACTGTAAGCAGCGCCCACGATAGGATCGACGGGTTGGAAAAACAGATTGTAGCTATACAGACCGAGATGGACATACAGTTTCGTGATCTGTTTAACCGTGTCAAACGCTTAGAAGCTATCCTAATTGGGTGCAGCGCGTTTATCATAGCTTTATTGCTTAGATTGGTGGTTATGGGGTAATGAATGATAGACCCTATTTCAGCGATTACCATTGCCACGAGCGCCTTTTCTGCCCTTAAAAAGGGTATGCAGATAGGTAAAGATTTGGAGGGCATGGCAACAGATTTGTCTCGTTGGGCTGGTGCTATGAGTGACCTAGACTTCTGCGATAAAAGAAATCAAAACCCGACTGTGTTTCAGATATTAGGTGGCGGTGTAGAATCACAAGCAATGGAGATATTTGCAGCTAAGAAAAAACGTGACGCAATGAGAGCCGAGCTAAAAGACTACATATCTGTAATGTACGGCCCGTCTCACTGGGAAGAATTGTTGCGTATAGAGGCCGAGATACGTGTTCAGAAAAGAGATAACGAGTACCGTAGGTTGGAGATGGTGCAAAACATCAAAGAGTGGGCGGCTGGAATAACCTTGTTTTTTGTGTTATTAGGTGCTTTATTTGGGTTAGTCTGGCTTATGGCAGTGTAAAGGTGATATATGGCGGCAACTGTTTTAGATGATTGGAAAATTTTACCACGACTAATGATGTTAGCGGTGACGATACTCACGTATCAAGCGGTGCATTGGTTTATGGGGCTTCCTGACCCGTCCGTTGCTCAGAGTGGCCTAGTTAGTGTTTGTATGGGCGCTCTTACAGGGTGCTTTGGCATATGGATGGGCAAGGAATCAACAAGTCACGCCGCATCTAACGCAGAAAACGGAGCGTCAAAATGAAATGGTTCTCGCGTTCTTACTGGTGGTCTATATTGATGGGCAAGCCCATGACACCGGAGGCACCCCCGCCTTCCGTTCCATCATATCTTGCGGGGAATACGCCCGATGGATTGAGCAAACCGGCAACGAAACGTGGACGTCCAAAAGGGTCTACCACCAAAACAAAATCCAAGCGTGGTGCGTCCCAAAGTTCCTCCCGAAAGAAACCCAGTTCTGGGACTAGGAGTAAAAAATGATTACATTATTAGGTAGCTTATTAGGGTTTGGTACTTCTTTTTTACCAGAGGTGCTTAATTACTTTAGAGCAGGGCAAGAACACAAACACAACCTTGAGCGCATGTCGCTTGAAATGGACATGATGGCAAAGCGTAACGAGTTAAAGCTAGACATTATGGACAAGCAGGCAGAAATAAAAGAAACAGAAGGGCTATATAAACATGACAGCATGGATGCAGGAGGTTTTATTAATGCACTACGAGGTAGTGTCCGTCCTGTCATCACTTATGTGTTTTTTGGCCTTTTCGTTGCCATCAAAGTAACTGCACTTATAGCTCTTATGAACGCAGGTAATGATCTTGGCAGATCACTATCACTCATTTGGGATGACGCTACGGCTGGATTGTTTGCGGCTATTATGAGTTTCTGGTTTGGTGGCAGAGCAGTATCAAAATATATGAAGGTAAAATAATGGCATATAAATTAGGTAACAGCAGTAAAGCTAAACTTGAAGGTGTAGACGAACGCATGGTTTCGATTGTTCGTTACGCTATTTCTGTGACTAAACAGGATTTCAGTGTGATTTGTGGACTTCGGACCCGCAGAGAGCAAGAAGCCTTGGTTGCTAAAGGGGCTTCAAAAACAATGAACTCCAAGCATCTTGATGGGAACGCTGTTGATCTTATGGCATGGGTTGATGGGGGCCGTTGGGAGTTGAAATTGTACGATGAAATAGCTGACGCTATGGCAGAAGGCGCTCGTGCAATAGACGTTCCTGTTAAGTGGGGAGCAGCTTGGTCTGTTGGAGATATACGGTACTGGGATGGCACGATGGAAGAAGCCATGAACGCCTATGTGGACTTGCGTAGATCACAAGGTAAGCGTCCGTTTATAGATGGCCCTCACTTTGAACTTATGGAGTAGTCATGCCCCTAAAGAAAGTAGTATTTAAACCCGGAGTTAACCGCGAAAACACCCGTTATGCTTCTGAAGGGGGTTGGTACGAGTGCGATAACGTGCGGTTTCGTCAAGGTACGCCTGAGAAAATAGGTGGGTGGACAAGGCTAAATACAAGTACTTTCTTAGGTGTAGCACGCTCTATGATGAACTGGATCACGCTGGGTGGGCAAAACCTAATTGGCGTGGGTACTAATCTAAAGTTTTACATAGAAAACGGTGGCGCGTTTAATGACATTACACCGTTGCGTGCTACTACTTCTGCTGGAGATATAACGTTTAGCGCATCTAATACTACGTTAAGTGCAGCCGTAACGTCTACAAGTGCTACTACTATTGCAATAACTGACGCTACTGGGTTTCCGTTAGTTGGTGTTGTGCTTATAGATAGCGAGGTAATATCTTACACTGGCATTACCGACAACACGTTAACTGGGTGTACACGTGGCGCGTCACGGCTAGTTTCTGATGTATCTACAAGCACAACTGCAGCTACACATAGTAACGGCGCAGGTGTAACGTGCTTTACCATACTTGTTACAGATAGTGGGCATGGAGCGCTTGAAGGAGACTACGTAACCTTTAGTGGTGCAGTATCTTTAGGTGGCAATATAACCGCTGCAATATTGAACCTAGAGTATAGAATACAGACAGTTGAAGACTCTAGCAATTTTACAATACTTGCACAAAGTTTCAGCAACACAAGTCTTACGTTTACTAATGTAGCGTCTACTTCATCGGACTCAGGTAATGGGGGCAGTTCTGTTGTAGGTAGATACCAACTTAACGTAGGCGAAACTACTTCTTCTGATCTATCTGGTTGGGGCGCTGGTGGTTATGGCGCGGGTCCATTTGGTA